CTGCTGCACTTAAACCAATTCCTAATCTTGCAAGTCTTGTGTCTTGTCCTTCATAAGATTTTGATAATGCTTCAACAATAGTATTGAGATCTTTACCGCTTCCTTTGGATATATCTAAAGCCAAATTTAGTAAAGATTGAGATTTGTTAACATCCTTTGTCGTGACAGATAATCTCTGAAAAGCGTTTCTCAAGTCATTGTCTGCAACTCCAGTTGCAAGTTGTGTTTTAGATATGTAATCCTCTGTGGCTGCAATTTGCTCATTAGTTGCACCGGTTGCTGCTTGCAATGCATTTGCTAACCTTAATTGAGCCTGTTCATCCTCTATTGCTGATTTGACACCATCAACAGCTAGTTTGCCAGCATAAACCAATGCAGCAGCAGCAGCAACAGCAAATGCAGCAGCAGCCTTTTTGCCAAAGTCAGCAATCTTGCTGGAATTATTTTCAACTGCTTTATCAGCTTCGCCAAGTTTCTTTTTTAAATCATCAACATCGGCAAGGATTGATAATTTTAAGGTGCGATTACCGGTTGCCATTAGACCCATTCCTTAATAATGCGATTGAAAGCCTGTTGCCATTTGTTAATCAATTCAGGCTGAATTCTGCGAAGCGTTGGATAGATAAACCACCCTCTCGAACCTCTGCCTTGCCTTCCTGAATATGCAGGGAACTGCTTGAACTTATTAGATCCAAACTCAACACCACCCCATAAGGTTTGCGTTGTAGCCCCACCTGAAAACTTTTGTCTTGCGAAACCATAACGGAACTCACCGATTTTGCTGGATTTAGAGATGCTAACTCCGTCTGCGACCCTTTGCGCAACTTCGCCAGCCTTTGTTCGAGTTCTAGCTGCTTGTTTAATTTCCTCTGATGCAAAATAAGCCAGAGCAGCAGACTGCGATCTTGCTTCCTCAGTAGCTTGGTCATCCATAAGTTTGAATGCTTTGTAAATATCACGCAGATCGTTTTTATTGTAAGCGATAGTTTCATTTGCCATGCCTCGCCTCCAATACTTCGATCGCTGTTAAAATGTCCTCCGCTTCAACCCATTCTCTCATTGGAATCTGTGTGGCTATTGCCAACTCAACCAATAATCTGTTTAGGCTTCCTGCTGGATGACTTTTGGGTCTGCATCACCGACTATTACATCGCTGACTGTTTCCATCCATATATCAAAACCTTTTACTGGCTTTCCTGCTGCTTCTCGCTTGTGTGCGTTGTAAGCCAAAAACATCAGATCCCACATTCCAAGTTTTTCTTTTGCTTGGCTTATAGTGTTTCCAGTTGTCTTTTCCCATTTTGCCCACTCAGGTGGTTGGGCTACATAAGTGGCTTGCTCACCTGAGTTATATTCAATTGTAATTGGTAACTTCATTTGTTTGCTCCCGTTTGTTTATTGATTAAAAAGTTTCTGTTGGCACTCCGATAACTTGGAATGAAAGAGATACAGTTTGTGCATCTGGTGCAGTTCCACCAGCTGATGGCCACATTGGCAATACTTGGAAAGTAAATACTGCGCCGGATGTAGCTGTAAAAACTGTGTTGATTGCTGTATCTGGTGCTGATTCGGCAACGCCCCATAGGATCTCACAAAGTGATCCAGTTGCGCCCCAATCGGCTAACATTTCAACTTCAAAGGTGAAGTTATTATCAGTTACCTTAAAGACTTTTCCGTCTAGTGTCTGATAAGTCTGACGATCCATCTCGCCAGTAAGTGTTGCTGTTGTTGCTTGTGCATCGAAATTATTACCGCCAATAGTGAAGGTAATATCTCGACCGGTAATAACTGTCGTTGGCATTTTTCTCCTTAGATTGTTCTCTGGTAATAGGTGCTAACTCTAACATCTGCAATTAGCAAAGTTGCTGCTCCTACTTGTGTAACTGTTGGTCTTTCAACCGAACTGACAATATAACCTGCTGGAATTACTGCCAGAACACTTATTACTAACTGCTCGATGTTGTCGAGTGATGCAGGATTGCTATTGTAAGCAACTGCAACGGTAATGGTCATGTTGACCTTTGCACGAATGTTTGACTTGCTTATTGTTTCAAATTCTAAATATGGTGAATCAGGCACAACCACCACAGCTGGTGGAATTACGGTTTCAGGAACAAATGAATAAACATTTCCTGCAACGCTTGATAATGCGGTTGCTAAAGGTGTCCTGACCTGCTCAAGGATTGTCTGATTAGGCATTTATTGACACAAACCTTCGGTGTCCATGTAACTGCCCAACAAACCTACGCACTTGTTGTAGAGACTTCTCCCCATTCTGAACGGCGTACTGGTGAAATCGACACCTTCTATTTGTCCTCCACCGGCAAGTCTTGCTTGAAAGACTTCGACTGAAACTGTATAGACGGCTGACTGAACAGCTGCGTTTCCAACATAAGTTGATGCGCCAGAAAGGGTAGCAACTCCGGATGGGATGACATTAGCCTCGAGTATATCGGCGTTAGTGATCGATGCTGAAAAGGTATATTGTCCAAGATTGTCTGCCAACACAACTCTTGTTCCGTTGTAAGGTGATCCGCATCCTGTGATGACAACTGATTGCCCTTCGGTAAATTCATGAATTCCTAATGTGGTAAATGTAGCAACATTATCTGACAATGAAGTTGCTTGAATTGGTGCTTTGAATGTAACAAGCATTGGCAGAATAACAGTTTCTGCTGTGTCAATAATTTGGTTTAAATAAGTATCATTATACAAGGCGGATGACACACCAAGGACGGATCGCAACTCGGTGGCTGTAATTATGCTTGGCATGTCATCTCCTTACTCCCATTATTAGCTGCCTAGGATCGGGAGCAACCCTAGGCATTAAGTTGGGCTAAATTAGTTCTTGTTGAACCAAACTGCTCCACCAGCAATTTTTACTGCTAGTGCGCCATAGCCATAGTAAGCAACAGATACTTGACCAGTTGCTGTGATGTCTGAACGAAGTTGTAGGCGTGGGCTCTCATACCATGTAAATGCATCTGGATTTACTACAATCATTGATTGATCTCCAGTTGTGTATCCATCTAGTGAGCGAGAAACATAAAGATCCAAGCCAGCAACATTTCCACGAAGTGATTGTGGTGAAACTGCGCCACCAGCGTTTTGTGGTTGTGATGCGTTGTAGATTGGGCGTCCGCCATCGTTGTAACCCATGATGTTACCCCATTGGGTGCTGTTCACAATTAAGTTGCGAGCAAATCCAAGTGATCCTGAATAAATAGAAGCTGCTGCTGCTGAAACATAAGCAAGCAAATCTGCTGCTGTGTTGTCCTCAGCTACTGCTGCCAATGAGCATGAGTTGCCAAGAACTGTAGCAACATAAGCATCTGTGGTCTTTGCATAAGCAAATTCCATTTGACGAACTAACTCATCAAAGAATGCTGGAGATGAACGATCTAAAAGTTCAACTGAGAATGTTTGTCCGCCAGCAAATTTCTTGACATCAACCTGAACGAATGATGATGCTTGGTCGGTTACGTCAATTGTTGCTGCCTCTGCTTCAAGAGTTACTGTTGGAGCAGTTGTGATTTTAGGAATTTCAAAAGTCATTCCTGATGCTGGTAATACTCCACGAGATAGAGCGTCGATTAAGCCACGATCAGCATTTGAAACACCATTGATGATTTCAGTTGATTGTGGAGTTGGAATTAAGCCAGAGTTGTTGCTGGTTGTATCAGCAGCCATTACATACTGACGGCTTTCCTCTGAACCTAGAGCAGCACGAACTGAATGCTCCAAGTATGTTGCCTTTGAATTGATTGGTGAGCGTGGCTTTGTGTATGCAACAGATTGTGCTGCTACAACTGCCACAGGCTCAGACTTTGCAGCTTCTACCGCTTCGGTTGCGATAGGAGCCTCAGATGTAATATCTGACACTTTGTCCTCCTGTGTTGTTTTATCCTCAGCGGTTGCTTCGGAATTCTCTGGTGTATTTGTTGCAACTACGGATTCAACTTTCGCTGAGGCAATAGCCGGATCAGACACCAAACTGACTTCTTGTAATGAACTTTTTGAAATGACCATTGCGCCATCTTTGTTATCCCAAGCATCAACCATTACGCCAACAGAAAATCCATCTCTTAATCCTGTGGCTGCTTCCTCAAGAGCATCATCAGCTGCAAAAGTCTTTGCAAGTTTGAATGTGCCTTCTAAACCTTGATCGTTTGCTGTAATGTCAATTAGCTTGCCAAGTGGGCGAGTTTTGTCATGCTCTAATAGCAATTTAACAGGCTTTGAAAAATCAATGCTGTCTTTTGCAAATACTGTTCTGCCGGCTGATGTATTTCCAGCCTCATTCCAAGAAACAATAGTTCCTGAGATTGTTCTCTTGTTTGTATCGGCAGCGGTTATTGTAATTGGGAAATTAATCTTCATCGGATTAAGTCCTCTTCCTCTTGGATTTGTTCGACACTCATTGCGCCGATGCGGTTTAGTATTTCGTAAACTTGAGCACGCTCTAATGCTGAGCCTCTCAAGAAATCATCAATGTCAAATCGAACTTCAACACCATTTGGCACAAAATCAGCAGCCGATAATCTTTGCTCAAT